AGAAGAAATGCGTGGACTTGCTGTGGAATATGATGTACCAATTGTTAGTGCAACACAAACAACTAGAAGTGGATTCGGTTCTACTGATATTGGTTTGGAAGATACTTCTGAATCTTTTGGATTGCCTGCAACTGCCGACTTTATGTTTGCTTTGATTACGTCCGAAGAGTTAGAAGAGTTAGACCAAATGGTGGTCAAACAATTGAAAAACAGATACAACGACCCAACAGTCTTTAAGAGATTTGTTGTGGGAGTTGATAGAAGTCGTATGAAGTTCTATGACTGCGAACAAGAAGCACAAGAAGAACTTGTTGATAGTGCTATCGCACAAGATGACGATACACCTGTCTTTGATAGGGGTCAAAATGCAAAATATAGTGACTTTAAAATATAAAAATACCTAAATAGTAAGACAGTATGGTATTATTATGGCTAAGAATTTGAAATCGCAAGAGGTTATTGATTTAATTCAACAGAAAGTTTCATTAAAAAAAGAACTAAGACTTGCTAGGAAAGATAAGAATGACAATGAGGTGCAACGCCTCACTGGAGCCATATCTGCAATTGAAGAACACCTGAGTTCGACACCACTCCAAAAAACATAAATAGTAGACAAACACTTCAAAAGGTGGTAGCCTACTATTATGGCAGTTAAAAATTTACACTTAGAACATTTAGAAGACGAGATTATCAATAATGGTATTGATGGTGGACGTTCTGCTATCTATTTTTTAATGGAACTACGAAAAATGCTTAAGGGTAATAGTAGTTCACGTGTTAACATGACAGTTAAATGGGACGGTGCGCCTGCTATATGGGCTGGGCCTCACCCTGAAACAGGTGAGTTCTTTGTTGCAAAAAAATCTCTATTTACCCAAAAACAATTACACTATAAATCAGAACAAGAAATCAAAGACGCACCTGAACTTTCAGGTCAACTAGAAGAGAAGTTTCTAACTTCATTTAAATACCTTTCAAAGATAGGCATGAAAGAAATCCTACAAGGTGATTTAATGTATACTGATGATAAGAGTTCTACTAAATTTGAGGACGGTAAGTATATTACATTCCAACCTAATACAATTCTATACGCAGTTAAAGAAGATTCAGACTTAGGTCAAAGGATTAAGAAATCAAAAATGGGTATAGTATTCCATACCACATACAGTGGTTCTACCATAGAAGACTTAGGTGCTAAGTTTGGTGCAAATATAAGTGGACTAAAACAGGGTGACGTTTGGATAGATGACGCAACATATAAAGATGTCAGTGGTACAGGTTCAATGACTGCTAAAGAAGCAATGACTTTATCCAAAATATTAACCGCAACAGGTAAAGCATTCCACGGAATCAAGAAATCGGATTTAACTAAGTTTCAAAAAGTTATGGATACTATGAGTGCAAAGGGAGCTGCTGGTGCGACATACAAAACATATACTAACTCACTTATACGTTCAGGTAAATTTAAACCCAACGCTCAAGATTATATAAACTATGTGAGTAAATATTGGGAAGATAAAGTAATCGCAAAAGTGAAACAAGAAAAGACTAAGAATATTAAGAGAGAGATTGGTCAAGACTTAATCAAAGAATTAAATGGATTGAGGAAAATGATTGATAATCTCTCTACTTTTCAAGCGAATTTAGTGGAAGGTAAAATGTTAATTATCAATGCACTTAATAGAGTTAAGGGTATAGGAACATTCAAGAAGACAGATAAGGGATTTGAGGTAGTTAATCCCGAAGGTTACGTAGCAATAGATAAAGAAGGTGGTGCTGTTAAATTGGTAGACCGTATGGAATTTGCCTATAATAACTTCACTGCACAGAAGAATTGGGATAAATAGAAGTATGTATGACTTAATAATAGAAGACGCAGAATACCAAGGTAAGAAGGTCAAACTTAATGACCCTATAAGAAATCCTACTGGTAGTAAAAAGAAATTCAAAGTTTACGTCAAGAACGATAAAGACAATGTTGTCAAGGTTGAGTTTGGTGACCCTAATATGGAAATCAAACGTGACCAACCTGATAGATTAAAAGCATATCGTGCTAGAATGAACTGCGATACAGACCCAGGCCCAAAATGGAAAGCAAACTATTGGTCTTGTTGGCAATGGAGAGCAGACGCACCAGTTGACGAAGAGGTTACAAAAGACTTTGAATATTTCTTAGGTGAAGTCATGTCTATGAAGACACGATTGAAAATGAAACAAGCCTTTAGAAAAAACAAAGCAAAGATTCTTCGTGCTAGAAAGAAATCAATGAAGAAACCTCAATTGCAAAAAGGTCAGATTGAAAAGAAAGCAGAAAAAATGGCAAGGAAGCAAATAGAGAAGAAACTTCTTAAAGGTAAGAATAAACAAGATTTAGGCGTGGGTGCTAAAATGGCACTAGAAAAACAAATGGCGAGAAAACAAAAAGCGATTAAAAAGATTGCTATGAAAATACGTAAAGACGTAATCGCAAAAGAGAAAGCAAAAGTCAAAAAGAAAATGGGTGGTGATATGAATGAAGAGTTTGCACTACCAAAGTATCCAGCACAAACAAACATTAAATGGAAAGAAGATGATTGGGTAGTAGGTGACCCTGAGAAAGCATATGAGTATGACGGTAGTAAAACTGGTGATGAAAATATGGAAATCATGAATGACTTAGTGGATAAAGAAAGAGCGAAATTTAAATGAAAAAATTTAAATCATTTCTAATAGAAGCAGAAGGGAAAGGTGCTACGTTTACTTTTGGTCGTTTCAATCCACCAACAACTGGCCACGCAAAACTAGTAGCTAAATTGGAACAATCTTCTAAAGGTAATTTTGTACCTTTGATTTATACTTCTCATTCTAGTGACCCCAAAAAGAATCCACTTAGTTATAAGAAAAAGATTTCTTACTTAAGAAAATTCTTCCCTAAAGTAGGAGTTATCGATACACCTGCAAGAACAGTATTTGAAATTGTAACGGACTTACATAATAAAGGATACACAGACGTGCGTATGGTTGTGGGTTCAGATAGAGTCAAAGAGTTTGATATGCTTATTAAAAAGTATAATGGACAAAAAGGAAGACATGGTTTTTATAAATTCAAATCAATTAATATAATTTCTGCTGGTGAACGTGACCCTGACGCAGATGACGTTTCAGGAATGAGTGCAAGTAAAATGAGAGCACTTGCTTCAGACGGAGACTTTGAAGCATTCGCACAAGGTGTTCCTAGTAAAAACAAAAGAGTTGCACAAAGTCTATACAAGGACGTTAGAACTGGTATGGGTATCAAAGAAGAACATGTTCCTCATTACATTAATGAAGATTTAATTATGGAAGGTGTTTATGACCAAGGAATATTTAAAGCAGTATTCCTCATGGGTGGCCCAGGCAGTGGTAAGTCAACAGTAGTTGAAAGACTATCACTTAAAGCATTAGGATTAAAACTTGTTAATACTGATAAGGCATTTGAGGTTGGTTTAAAGAAAGCAGGAATGTCTCTTGATTTACGTGGTGCAGACTTTAGTAAGGTTGACCCAATTCGTGCGAAGGCAAAGAAGATAACAGGTACTGCATTAGATTTATATATTGGCGGAAGACTTGGTTTAATCTTTGACACTACAGCTGCTAAATCTTCTAAGATTGAAAACTATAAGAAGATGTTAGATAAGATAGGATATGAATATAAAATGATATTCGTAAACACTAACTTAGAAAATGCACAAGCAAGAAATCAAAAAAGAGCACGTAAACTACCACCTGAAATAGTAAAAGGAGATTGGGAGGCGTCACAAAAAAATGCAAATATATTTAGAAAAATGTTTAAAAAGGACTTTGTGGAAATTACTAATGATGATGACGTAAAGTCATTTGAAAAGAAAGCAGAACAACTGTATGGTAGAATGTTAACATGGACATCTACTTTCCCTAAAAATAAACTAGCACAGAATTGGAGAGAACAAGAACTTCTCAAGAAGAAGTCTAAATAACCTTATGAGACAATCAAAATCATACAAACAATCTGAATGGTTAGTTGAGGGGCCAGAAGAAATGGCGTCTCTTAAAGCAGACCAAGCTAGAGAAATCGAAGACCTTAAACGAAGACACGAAGGTGAAGTCGAAGCTCTCAAAATGAAACATGAAAGAGAGAGTGATAGACAAAGTAAGAAAGACGAAGCAGAAGCAGAAAGAGAAGCACAATCCGAATCATTAGAAGAAGGTAAATTGGTTGCAGATGACCTAATGATTATTAAAAGTATTGCTGATAACATTGCAAAAGAAATGGAAAAACGTGTTGAGAAGAATAGAGAGTCGGGTATTAACTTCATAAACCAACTTATACGTTCTGCTGGAATGAAGAAAACAGTAAGTGGAAAGGGACAACGAAAAGGTCATTTATTTTTAAGACAGGGTGATAACATATCCGAAGATTATGGTCGTGGTAACCAAAAAGGTGTTGCCAACATAAGAGGTACATCATATTTTGATTCTGCTGTAGGAACTGGTTGGGAAAGTGCATTAAAAGATTTGCTTCGTGGTCATATAACGCAACGAGAATTTGAAAAGGCATTTCCAGCTCTCACTAAAAAAGATTTTGAACCATTGTTGAAATCCAAAGAGGTGAAAGATAGGTCACAACGTTACGGTGTCAGTGATAGGGATTATAAGAAAAAGATATCTCAACTTGTTAAAGAAGATAAAGAGGAACAAGATAGAGACATCAAAGATAAAGAAGGTACTCAACCTAAAAAATACTATAAAGGTTTAGATAAGAAAACCAAAGAAAAAAGAGACGCACATTTCAAGAAAGGTAAAACTGGGCCAGCTCCAGGCGATTCAGACGCAGAAACCAAACCTTCTACTCACACAAAAAAATACAAAGCAATGTATGGTGAAGACGCAGATAAAGGTCTTGAAAACAAAGCAAAAAAATCAGGAATCCCAAAAGGTATTCTTAAGAAAGTTTATGATAGAGGACTCGCAGCTTATAAATCAGGTCACAGGCCTGGCGCAACAGCACCACAATGGGCAATGGCAAGAGTTAATTCCTTTATAACAAAAGGTAAAGGAACATGGGGTGGTGCAGATAAAGACCTTGCAAAACAAGTTAGTGAGAAGTTAGATAAAAATTCTGACGCAGGTGATTATGTAAAAGATTTTAGAAAGTCAGACGCACCACAGTTCAAAGGTAAGACTGACAAAAAGATTAGACAAATGGCAATAGCCGCTTTTTTAGATAAGAAAAAAGGATAAATAAGACATGAACAAATGTAAATGTTGTAAATGTTGTAAATGTACTTGTTGTAGTTAGGAGACAATATGAGTGGAAATAAAACAGATAACGGCGTACTGGAAGTCGGAACAGACGAAGTAAGAGTGTCTTACTCCGAAGATACGCCTGGCCAAACCGTAGAACAGTACATCAAAGAACGTGAAAAATCTTTCCACGAATCCAAAAAACGAACAGAGAAACAATTCGGACAAGTATTTCAAAATCCCTTAGACGGATACCCATATAACGAAGCAATCAAAGTTACACCTATCAAAGAAGACTTTGGTATTTTTGAAGCTAAAGATTTAAATGATGTCGAGTTCGATGTCAAAAAATACTCAAAGATGTATAAGTCTGCTAAATTTAAAGAAACCAAGAAAGGTATAGAAGTCAAGGTCAAAGGTAAAACACACACGATTACAAAACACAAGATGTATAATGGTTGGGTAATTGACGGTAGACAAAATCATATGATTCCAAGTATTAATACTGCTATTGGTATTATTATGAGTAGGCACGAACAAATCTCAGAGATTAATACTAAAATGCCTGAGAAAGTTAGAATTCAGATTCTAGACCTTTATAACAAAGCAATGGATTTACCTTACGGTTCACCTGCATTCAAAAAAGTTAAAGCAGAGATTGATAAAATCAATAAAAAGTATTCAGTAAAAGAAGAATCTTTTGACGAAGCAATAGCATTTGGATTTGATACTATGAAAGGTGCGAATACTTTTAAAAGAAAATTTCCTGATTCACATCCTGTGCAAATTGTTAAACTTACTGATAATCACCCTACGGGCGCCACGAAAAAACATATCGTAACTCTTCGCAATACTGAACAAGCGGCAAAAGATTATGTTGAAAAAGCAGCTAAGTTCGCAGCTCAAGTAAGTCTAAGTGAAGAATCTTTAAACGAAGAAGGTATGGAATTGAAGTTTGCAAATTCAGGAGCTGCAGAAAAAGCATACAAAATTATTAATAATAAAATATATGCAGGTGGTAATAATCCGTTTGAAATCGAACCGCCCGATGGTAGTTACATCTATTTTAGCGATGTTGAGAACGCAAAAGAAGTTATTAAGCAACTTAAAAAAGGTGGACTAAAATTTAAAGTAGAAATGCTAAAGGAAGAATCTTTAAACGAAGAAACAGTTATAGACGTTGCACGAAGAGTTGTAGATAAGAAGGGTGCAGAAAAAATTAAAGGTGTGATGCTAGACATGTTTACTGCATCAGCAATAATTCAAGTTTACGACAAAGTAAACGACAAGAACAAAGAAAAGATGGAAAAAATGGACTTACCGAAGTTAGCAGCTGCGGTATGGAAAATTTTAGGTAAATAACAACTTTATTATGAGGTAGGTGGTCTCATGGTTTACGAGGAAAGGTGCGAAAAACACGGTACTCAACAAACCTATGTCGTAAGGACATACGATTCAGATACAGATTGGATTACAACCACTAGAAAGGACAAGATATACGTTCTTTCGGGATATGGTTGGAATATTCAATACGAAGAAGACGATTATTCTAATAGATTAAATGTTGGCAGTAACTTTTGGTTACCTGAGAAAACAACATATAGAGTAATTAATAAAGATAATACTAGTGACAGACTTGTTCTCAAAGTTGAGTTTATATAAATAAAGGTACTATGACTTATAAAGCAGATTGGAAAACCGAGTTAGAAAAAGTCCGTTCTTATATGAAAGAGGACAAAACTCCTGTAGTTGAGAAGACTCAGGACGAAATCATTTCAGACGAAATTGATTCTATTTTAGAAGGTTTTGACGAACCTGTTGAAGAAAGTCAAGAGTCCGATGTAAACACCGACAAACTTGTCGAAAAAAATATGCTAGGACGCCTAGCAAAATCATTGGATTTAACAGAAGAAAAAAAATCAATGTTATTCAATTACTTTGAAAAAGGGGAATTAATCCAATGAGCATACAAGAATTATCAAAAGACTTAATAGAAGCTACTAAGAAAGTCTTGACTAAAGAAGAGGAATACAAAGACTTCTTTGCAAAAGCAATGAAGAAGTTTGGTATCTCTTCACCTTCCGAATTGTCAGGTGACAAAGAAAAAGAATTCTATGATTACATAGACAAGAACTGGAAAGGTAAATCCGAAGACGTACAAGAAGGAATCTTCTTTAAAGAATACGAAGATGAAGATGAGTACCGTAGAGGTGAAGAAAAACCTTATGTCAACGCAATTAAAAAAGGCGGTGGTAAAGTAGGAAAGACTTACACACCTGATAGTAGAGACCCACAATTAACAATTGAGTTTAAAGGTGGCAACATTGATAAAATCAGAAAGGAAGTTGATAAAGTAGGTGACGGAACTGAAGCAGTAGAAGAGGGTTACAAATCCCAAAAAATGCAAGAGTGGATTTCTGCAAACGGTGAAAGACGTAGAGTCAAAGAAGGTGACTCAAGAAAGTCTAAAATTAAAGTCGAAGACGTAGTTAGAGACATGTGGGAAACTGCAAGTCAAGAAGCAAAACGTAATGAGGCAAAAACCCCAGTGGGAAAGTATCAGACGCCTAAGTTAAGAGATGAAAGTCTTGATGAGGGTGTAAAAAAATCTAAAATGAAGATTGACGCCAAGATTCTTAAAGACCTAAAGACACTCGAAAAAAACGAAAAAGGAATGA